GTGCTAAAGAATTAGACGCTTTAAGAATTAAGTACAAATACGAACAACAAGAAACTGATAAAAACTTTAAAGAGGGTAAACTTAAAAAAGAAGATTACGACAAACTAACTGCACAAGCTATTGAAAGTAAACGTTTAGACGATAAAGCAATTAACGACAAATACGACAAAATAGAAAAAGACGCACAAAATTTAAAGTTGCAAGAACAAATAAAAGCTGAAGATGCTGCATGGTTAGAATTACAAAAGGCGCGTAACTCACAACGTGAACAAGAACTATTAGATTTACAATTAGCGTTTGATGAAAAGATCGCAGCCGCAAACGGTAACGCGGAAATAGAAAAAGCAATTACCGATAAATTTAATAAAGATTATGCTGCTATAAATGAAAAATACCGCAAAGAAGAAGAAGAAAAACAAAAAGAAAAAGACAAAAAGGAAAAAGAACGCATTAAGCAATTAAACGAATATAGAGTAAAATCAGTTGAAGATTCTTTACAAATTGTTTCAAACCTTGCTGAATTATTTGCTGGTAAAAGTGTTAAACAGCAAAAGAAAGCGTTTCAAGTTCAAAAGGCGGTTAACATAGCAACGGCAGTAGTAGACACTTACAAGGCTGCAAATATGGCTTTAGCAAGTTCACCACCCCCGTTTAATTATATTGCTATGGCTGCTGCTATTACGGCTGGTTTAGTAAACGTTAAAAAGATAGCTTCACAGCAATTTAATTCAAGTAGTTCAAGCGGTGGCGCTGGTGGTTCAAACGCACCTACTGGAGCTGCTCCTATGACTGCTAATTTTAACACAATAGGTTCAAGCGGTATAAACCAGTTAGCGCAATTACAACAAACGCCGACACAAGCTTACGTTGTTAGTGGTGAGGTAACAAGCGCACAAGCCTTAGACCGAAATAGAGTACAAAACGCAACATTATAAGTTTAATAGTTATGGCAAAAGTTGAAATAATAGAACTACTAATAGACGAAACAAAATTAGAGGCTGGTATTAATGCGGTTTCAGTTGTTGAAAGTCCAGCGATTGAAGAAAACTTTATAGCGTTAAAAAAGCACGAAGTTGAACTAAAAGAAGTAGATGCGGAAAAACGTATTTTGATGGGTGCGGCTTTAGTGCCTAATAAACAAATTTACCGTAGAAACAAGGACAAAGAATTTTACATTTACTTTAGTGAGGACACGGTACGAAAAGCAAGTGAATTGTTTTTGATGCGCTCAAATCAAAACAACGCTACCTACGAACACGAACGCAAAATGTTAGACGGTATGAGTGTTGTTGAAAGCTGGATAATTGAAGACGAAAAGACGGACAAAAGCCGATTATATAACTTTAATTTACCAAAGGGAACTTGGATGATTTCAATGAAAGTAAACAACGACGATGTTTGGAAAAAGGTAAAAGACGGCGAAGTAAAAGGATTTAGTATTGAAGGTCACTTTGTAGACAAGTACGAAATGAGTTTACAACAAAACGAAGAAGACGAAATAATAGCATTCCTAAAAGAAATACTCGACACTAAATTAGAAACGTATAACGACTATCCGAAAGAGGCAAGCGAAAACGCAAAGATAGCATTACGCTACGCTGAAGAAAACGGTTGGGGTGACTGCGGTACGCCTGTAGGAAAAGCACGCGCTAATCAACTTGCTAATGGCGAAAACATAAGTAGAGAAACTATTTCACGTATGGCTTCATTTGCACGTCACAAGGAAAATTCACAAAAGGAATTAGGGGACGGCTGCGGTCGTTTAATGTGGCTTGCTTGGGGTGGTGACGCTGGTATTGAGTGGGCGCAAAGAAAGTTAGAACAAATTGATAATAAATAGAATATGAAAAAAATGAATAACATTTTAAAAATGATTTCGCAAATGGATGCGAACGCTAACGAAATTAAATTAGCAAAACACGAAGTTGAACTTGCTTCTATTGATAAATTTAGAAGCGAATACAATAAAATACAAAGCGGTAATACTACAAAGTATATTGAACAAATTCAAGCAATTAGAACTAACGTTTTAAAAGGTATTGAACAAGTTGGAACATACAACGAAAAAATACAAAAAACTATTATAGGCTTAAAATCTTTAGGTTTAACCGATGAAATAAAAGACTTTGAATTTTTAAAAAATGATATTCAAAATGATTTTGATGAATTAGTATTCATAAACGATAAATTAAAATCAATATTGTAAATAAATGAGAACAGCAAGTAAAGTAAGTCCGCGTGGTGGTAAACGTGGGTGCCTATGTAAAGACGGAAAATATCACAAAGATTGCTGCGACGGTAGTTTAGAAGCGCAAGGAATAGGCAAAACAGCCAGCGTAACGCCTCAAAATGTAACGGTAACAGATAACAACGGAGTACGCACGATAGTACGGCAAAACGGCTAAAAAAGGAACAAGTAAAAATTTTAAAAGTTAATAAGTTATGAATACACTAAAAACAGTTTTCGGAAAACTATTCAAAGAAGAAACACAATTGGCTTCGCACGAAGTTGAATTAGGTTTATTAGATGAATTAAATTCTTTAAATAACCAAGGCGAAGCATTAAGACAAGGGGTTAATAAATTTTATTCTATAAATAACCAATTAATTGCATACGCAAAAGAAGAAAGATCAAAATTTGCTAAATATTTGACTGCTTCAGAAAAATTAATTCAGACATCACAAAATAAAGCAAAAGAATTAGGTATTGATATTAATGATAGCCCAGCCTATAAAAACGCTAAATCTCGTATTGCTGAAATAAATAGTGTAGATAAAATATATATAGACTTTTTAAATAAAGCATAAATTTAATATAAACAAAAATGAAAAATAGCCTAATCAATCAAATCAAAACTTTACTCGGAATGGAAGTAAAACTTGAACAAATGAAACTAATGGATGGCGTAACAGTTCTTGAAGCTGATATGTTTGAAGCTGGTAACGAAATTTTCGTAGTAACGGAAGACGAACAAAAAATACCCGTGCCAGTAGGAGAATACGAAATGGAGGACGGGCGTATGTTGATCGTTGTTGAAGAAGGAATTATTTCTGAAGTAAAAGAAAAAGAAGAGGAAGAGGAAGAAGTAGAAGTTGAAGAGCCTATCGAAGAAGAAGCTAAAAAAGAACAAGAAATGGAAACGGCTAAAAGCGCTCCTAAAAAAGTTGTTGAAAGCACAATTAAAGAAAGTTTCTTTTCTGAAATTGAAGCGTTGAAAAAAGAGAATGAAACGTTAAAAGCTGAATTAAGCAAATTGAACGAGGTTAAAGAAGTTGAACTATCAATAGACGAAAAAGTTAAACCAATTTCTTTTAACCCTGAAAACGAAAACAAAGTTGAGTCTATAAAATTTGCGTCTAAAAGACCACGCACAATAATGGATTCAGTTTTAAACAAACTAAATAAGTAATAATTTAAAAAACAATAAAAAATGAGTACAACATTAACAAGTATCTCAAATGATTCTTTACGTCAAGTAGGTGTAATTGAAACATTGACAGGTGCAACAACTTTAACTGCTGAAGATAGCGGTAAAGTATTTATCTTAAACGCTGCTGCTGGAGCGCAAGTTACACTACCAGCGGTTGCCGATGGAGCTGGACAAGCTTACAAATTTGTAGTAGGTGCGTTATTCGCAACAACTGCTTGGACTATTAAAGCGGCTACAAACAAAATTCAAGGCGGTGTTATCGTAAATAGTACAAACGTACCGGGGGCTGATGAAAACACAATTACTTTTTCTGCCTCTGCTGATACAATCGGAGACTTCGTAGAATTAGTAGGTGACGGAACTAACTGGTATGTTTTTGGACTTGGTACTTCTGCTGGTGCAATTACTTTAACCGTAGTATAAATAAAATAAAAAACTAAATAAAAATGGAAAAAATTAACCTATCAACTACTCAAAGCATTACTACAACGTATGCTGGTGAGTTCGCTGGAAAATATATCGCTGCTGCTTTGTTAAGCGCACCAACTTTGGAAAAAGGCGGTATTACTATCATGCCTAACGTGAAGTACAAACAAGTAATTAAAAGAGTTGCTACTGATGACATTATCAAAAATGCGACGTGCGATTTCGATCCTACTTCAACAGTAACTTTAACTGAAAAAATTCTTCAACCTGAATCTTTTCAAGTTAACTTACAATTGTGTAAAAGTGATTTCAGACAAGATTGGGACGCTATTCAAATGGGATATTCTGCATTTGATGTTTTGCCTAAATCATTTGCTGATTTCTTAATCGCACACGCTGCTGAAAAAGTTGCTGCTGGAATGGAAACTTCTATTTGGAGGGGTGTTAACGCAACTGCTGGACAATTCGCTGGTATCATGACACAATTAACTACTGATGCTGCTTTACCAGCTGCTCAAGAAATTGCGGGTACTACTGTTGACGCTACTAACGTAATCGCTCAATTAGGTTCAATCGTTGACGCTTTACCAGCTGCTTTGTACGGTAAAGAAGATTTAACTCTTTATGTTTCAAATAACATTTACAGAGCGTATGTACGTGCTTTAGGTGGTTTCGCTGCTTCGGGTGTAGGAGCTAACGGTTACGATAACAAAGGGACAAACCAAGTATTAAACGACTTGTATTTCGACGGTGTTAAAATATTCTTAGCTAACGGACTTGCTTCAAACACTGCTTTACTTTCTCAAACTTCTAACTTGTTCTTTGCGACTGGTTTGATGAATGAGATGAATGAGTGCAAAGTTATTGATTTAAGTGATATCGACGGAAGTCAAAATGTACGCGTAGTAATGCGATTTACAGCAGATGCGAAGTACGGTTTTGCTTCTGATTTAGTTACTTACGGAATCGTTAACTCTGCTAACTAAAAAACATAAACTATAATAAAGGGTGGTGCAATATACACCACCTTTTTTTTTGTTAAACTTTAAAAACTAAATAAAATGAGTTGTGATATAACAAACGGTCGAATAGAACAATGTAAAGATTCGGTTTCAGGATTGAAAGCGATTTACTTTATTAACTACGACGACTTAAATTCCGATAGTGGATTAACTTACGATGGAACGGACACGGATTTAATTACTTCGTGGGAACCACCAGCTGCTGTTATTAACCTTTATAAATACGAATTAAAAGGTGCTAATAGCTTTGAAACTACAATTAATTCAAGTAGAGATAACGGTACTACGTTTTTTCAACAAACGCTTACTATTCAATTAAAAAGGCAAGACGTTGCTACGCATAAAAACGTAAAACTACTTGCTTACGGTAGACCGAGAATAGTTGTTAGAACAATGACCGACCAATTCTTTTTGATGGGACTTACACAGGGTGCGGACGTTACTGCGGGAACTGTTTCTTCAGGAACTGCTTTAGGTGATTTCAACGGTTATAATTTGACTTTTGAAGCCATGGAGGTAAGCCCCGCCAACTTTATTGACGTAAACAATGAAGCTGATTTAGCTACTGCTTTCGCTTACAACGGTACTGACGCAAACATTGAAACTACTTAATTTCTTTCTTCTATATACTTGCGCAAAAGACACTTACTTCGGTAGGTGTTTTTTGTTTAAGGACAAAACCGACCTTTAGTCGTTTATAATATATGATTATTCTAACTACTTCTACAAATGACCAAGACTTTGTGTTTATACCACGAAATAAAGTTTTTGATTACGTAGCTATTACGGACGATCAAACGAACGTAACAATTGAAATAACTGGTTACACTTATACACAAGGGGAATATTACGATACGTTTGAAGCTGAATTTAATTTAGTAGAAAATCATTTTTACGATTTGGTATTTATTAACGGTGCAACGGTGGTTTATAAGGATAGGATATTTTGTACTGACCAAAGTGTTTCAAGTTTTTCAGTAAATAACGGACAATATACTGCTAATAGTACAACAAATGAATTTATAGTTTATGAGTAATATACACGTTTTAGAATTAAGTTCTTACACAACGCCCGTAATTCAAGAGTCAAAACGAGATGCTTGGGTTGAGTTTGGCGAAGATAACAATTACTTTCAGTTTATCATTGATAGGTACGTTAATTCGACAACTAATTCAAGCGTAATAAACAATGTAAGTCGTTTAATTTACGGTCGTGGTTTAAGTGCGTTAGACGCAAGTAAAAAGCCAAATGAGTACGCTCAAATGATGTCTTTATTTCATGCTGATTGTATTCGTAAAATTGTACTGGATAGAAAAATGTTTGGTCAATTTGCAATGCAAATACATTACTCACAAGACCACAAAAGAATTTTAAAAGCGTATCATATACCAGTTAATTTATTACGTGCAGAAAAGTGCAATAAAGACGGAGAAATAGAAGGTTATTATTATTCGGATAATTGGTTAGACGTTAAGAAATACGTACCTAAAAGAATACCAGCTTTCGGATATTCAAATGAACAAATAGAAATTCTTTATTCTAAGCCGTATGCGGTAGGAATGAAATACTACTCTTTGCCTGATTACCAAGGTG